AACTGCCATGTCACGATCCGCAGCTAGTGTTTGCTCGTACCAGCCCGGTTTATTTTCTGTCCATCGGCTGATTTGTGGGAGATCGATTTCATCTCCAAGAGTAACGACAGCATCTGGCCGAAATACTTTAATAAACGAGGCGACATTCTTGACTGCTACTTCATCGTGATACGGAACTTGTAAGTCTGGTACAACGATGGTTCTTTTCATTAATCCTCATCATCATCGGGATAAAAGTCCGGCATGTTGCTCGGGTTATCGTTGATGCGTTTAGGGAGTATCCAGTCAGGATAAGAGAATGGATCCATAAGCATTGACATACAGATGTCTGTGGCAAAGCCAGCCTTGCGCAAAGCTTTATAGTATTCATTTAACCCAATACAGTAAGCCTCTAGTGGAGTGTAACCCTGATCCTCTATTGCTTTAGTTTTGCGCGCGGCCATGCTTTATTTTACCGCTCTAAAAGTATGTTGTAAATCTCATCGACACGCGAGTTTAGTCGCTTAATTTCGCCCAGTAAGTGCGTGATCACATAGCCAGCCAATCCACCCAGTGTCACAAGAGTGGCAATATAAAGTTGAAAAAAGTCTGCTTGTGTCATTTGCTTCCAAGCTCGTCCTTTGGGTCGAGGTATCTCAATACTGGTGGGATAATTGATGCAAGACCAGCAGCAATAAGAGCTTTGGGTTCTTGAACACCAGCTGCATACATTGAGATAATTGCAACTAAGAATGCTCTGCCCCATGAGCCTGCTGCGTTTTTAAGATCTTTCATTGTGATCCCCCGATCATAGGTATTTGAAGAAACTCACCATTAAGGTCAGCTTCTTTCGTAAACGAGATATGGCAGTGATGATTGTGTTTGTTGATGCCTGTGTATTTGCGCCACTTCCATGCAAGTTTTGAACTGGCAATTTTGCCGTCAAAGATGATGTAGCTAACGCGTTTGCTTCCATCAGACTTCGCAAAGATACGAATTTGATCCGCAAGATCTGGCATGAGGTCAGGTTTAGTCTTGCCTGAAAGATCTCGATCGACATCGATGGCACGAACCCAGCCGTTAGCATCAGGATTGTGATCTGAAGGGCGCGCGCTGTGTCGAGTATCGCCGATCCAACCATCAGAAGTTCGATCTCTATCTCCGAAGGTGTCGTCAATCTGTTCCCTTAACTGGATTGCGCACTTTGAAAGTCTTGGTTTCATTATCCGAGCAGCAACGCTGCTTCTTCAGCGGTTATACCTAACTTGGCCAATAGTACAGATTTTTTAGCGTCATGAGCAGCAGCCTCTTCAGCTCTAATTGCGGCTGCAGCTTCTCCAGCTTTCATTTGTTTTACTTCTGCATCTGTATAAGGGCGAGTTGTTGTTTCGCCAGTAGTTACATCGTAAATAGTTTCAAAGTATTCCATGATTATGCTCCATACACATAGACAGTGCCAGCATCAAAAGAGCCAGCATCGGTTTTAATTACGATCGAACTAACTGTTGAAGTACCAACATAAAAGCCTTGCAGCACTGGTGAATCGTTACTTGTTGTACCAGTTGCTCTAGATGCCATTGTAAATGGCTTAATGCCAGTATTATTTGCTCCGTCAATAAAAGCTGATCCGCTTATGGTATCTGCGGCAGCATTTCCCATTTGACCAAAAAATAACTCTGTGCCTGTAGCAGTTCCATCACCCGTTGCGCCGGCACCATTTGTCGAAGTCAAACCAAACCAACGATAATTAGATGTAAAATCATTGTTAATTCCGCCAAGGCAATAAGCACTAGCCGCAGTTGATGACATACCAGTAACATAAACAAATAGCTTATTCTTGCCACTAATGCCGCTAACTGTTGTGCTTGATCCTGAAAGGGCAGTACCACCAGCGTTGATAAGCGTGTAAGTAGTGGTGCTTGTTCCACCGACTGCAACCCAAGCCGAACCTGAGTAAGTCATTACTGCATCTGTATCTTTTAGATAGCAGACATTGCCTTCTTGCGGGCTTGTTACAGCCGCATCGCGAGCAGCTGCTGAAGCGAATGTCCAGACTCCCTGCATGAGGTATCCGTTTGTGTCTGCGGCTGTGAGAACATCACCTGTGGCGAATGTCTTGAAGCCTAATGGTGCTCCCATTTGATCTCCTTAGTAAGAAAGTGTGTTAGTGCCTAGTATCCCATAATCTGTTCCAATAATGAACGAATCAATGATGGGTTCTAGGGTGGTTAATGTAGTTTTCCAAGCACTTGGTTTGATGTCATGTGACACGCCGAATACCTGTAAAGTCTTGGTCAGGGTTGATGAACCCGGTTGAGTGGTAGTCACGGTAATTGGATCAAAATAATCAAGGGCAAGAGCAGCAGTTATACCTGCATCATAATTAGCAGTATAAAGATCAAGGGTGACGGCATCGCATCGGATCGAAGTTTCAGCTCTAGAAGCAACATAAGCCAGAGCATTGTCAAGGGCATTAACATCAGTTTCCATAAGCAAGTTCTGCTCTTGATACGAGTGCAAAAAATACTTATCGATAGAATCTTGATTGGTTGCAACCTGAGCAGTGCCACCAACGCGAGTAACACTGGCTTTGTTAAATACCAAAGTATCGTCCAGTTTCCATAAAGCATTGTTGTACGAAATGCCCGTACCGTTATCGTTAAATACCGTTGGAGTGCCAGCCACGCTTGACGAAGTTAAAGCACGATCCTGAAAGACTACATTGCCAAAAGCGTCCATATACAAAGCACCATATTCGGTACTCTCGATTGTCTGCAATGCACCAAGGGAAGTTCTGAGATTGCCCGGATCGACCTGAACTGTGTTTTGACCCGTGTCTATGTCGCGTTGGCTAGATGGCCAGCCTACTTGATTGAGGATCTTGCCAATTCGAGTGCCAGTAGTTTGACCAGCTGTTGCATCTGTAACTGAAGTGATCTGAGCATTTTGAAAAAGTCTAAACCCGTCCACTGCCTGAATAGTGGTGTAAACGATTTCACCTACATCTTTAGGGGTAGTCGTATCGTATGAAGTTATGTATCCAGCAAAGATTGGATAAGTAGCACCGCCATAAGTGGCAGTGATAGTTACTTTACGCATTGGGTTAAGCAAATTGTAATAAGGACTTACTGGGTTCATCGGGTTAAAATAGCCGTTTTGATCAATGATCCGAAGGCTCATTGTTCCAGTCTGGAATACATCTGAAAGAGCTGTACGACCTCGATTGGTTCTAATTGAATCTACTAAGTCTGAAACATCTACAGTTACGGCAGTGCTATCTGCTAAAGCATTAACGCCAAGAACGCCAGAATCAATGATCATAGGCGAGGCAAAGCCAGCACCTGTTGAAAAGTTTATGATTGCATTGATTACTGGCAGAGTCATGGCAGAACTGCACCTGGTCGATAATTGTTATAACCATTTGTGTTAGCAGCTACAACTGCATCATTGACTACTTTAACAAGTTCATCTTGCATAATTACAGATCCAGTTACATTAACTGTTACTGGGGTTGGTGTTGGCGTAATTTGTTTTCTTACATAATCTGGAAGTGAGAAGCCAAATCCACCAGCACTGCCACCAAGACCGCCAAAAGGATTGTTAGTTGATGGCGTTGCAGTTGGGCTTGTTTGAACAACAACTGGAACTGGATCGTTGTTGGTTGATGCGGCAGCTGCTGTTGCGGCGTTTACGGCTGCTACCTTGGCATCATAATTACGATCGGCATTTTGAGTAGGATTGTAATTAATACCCGGAATGAAGGTAGTGGCAGAAATGTCAGCCATGCTTTTGCCATATTTAGCAAGTTCAATTAACGCTAGAGATAAACTACCTGACCATGTAGCAAACGGATCTTTTGTAGCAGCAATAATTGCAAGATCAGCAGCAATCTGAGCATTTTTCTTTTGAATATCTGCAAGTTTCTTTTCCAGTGTTTCGGCAGTTACAACATCTTCTTCCAGAATGGCTCGCATTAGAAGCAAGCGAGTCTTTTCTTCTTCGCTAATATTGCCTTTTAACGCGGCTTCAATCTGAATCTTTTCTAAATTAAAAATGGACTCGGATTTGGCAAGTTTAGCCTTATCAGCTGCTGCTTTTATGGCTGCATCAGATTGTTTCTTTTGTAATGCTAATAAAGCCTTTTGACGCTTAAGTGCATCGGCTTCTAATTTAGCAAGCAACTTAGCTTGTTGTTCTTGAGTTAACTGTGCAGGTGTTTTAGTTACAGTTGGTTTCGGAGTGAAATTTTTACCAACTTGTGCTCCAGCAAAGCCTTCAACTAAATTCTTAGGTATGTTCTTAAGAGTTGAAAGCAAATTAGGTATTACGCCTATCAAGCCGCCAATTGTTTCAGTAGTAAATGCAATTGCAGTAGCAATATCTTCAATTGCTTTAGCGGCATCGCTTGCCTCTGTGCCACCAGCAATACGCGCAAAAGCATTGACTAAGCCTCCACCAATAATTTCTGATGCGTTGCCTGTTGCTATGGTTAAAGTGTCCATTTTGTATTGAGTGCTGCCAAGGTAATCTTGAGCAGATCCAGCAGAACGAGCAAGCAAAACGCCTAAGACTTCAGCAAAAGATTTGGTACTTAATTCAGCAGTAGTAAGGCCAGTGTTGTATTTCTTGAGGCCTTTAGTAATGCCTACATAACCATTGGCAAGATCCTGCGAAACTGTGGCGAGATCAATGCCAGAAGCGCGGCTAATTGTGATGGCATTGTTAAGTAATTCTTGTGATTTGGTTAATGAACCAGTAGTAGTCAATAAACCCTGAAATGCCGGACGAAGAATATCATCGGCTATTGCCGCAGATCTTTCAAGCTCTGAAATATATTTAGAGATTGAAGGATTAGCAAAACCAATACCTAAATTCTCGACTGCTCTATTGAGGCGAATGGCAGCTGCTTCATCTTGTGCAAAAGCCTTGACTGCTTGCTTGCTGAAATTGACAACTGCCGCACTACCAAATGCTAAGCCAAATGTTTTGGCAAGTTTTTTAACATTCTTTTCAAGGGTGCTGGTGGCTTTACTAGCTTTATCAAAGGCTGCCTTGCCTGTGTATTCGGCAGCAAGATTAATTAATACTGATGGATCAACGGCCATTATTTGTACCCCATAGCAGCATAGAACTTCATTCTTGCTTCTTCGATTGCCTTAATTACAGCTGCGTTAGTTCTGCCGCCATCTTCTTTCCATGCCCGATAAATAGCGCGGCCTCTCATCTTACGAGAACGGCGACCAGCACCTGTTTGACTGTTAGCATCAACAATAGCGCCGTATTGGTTTATAGCTTGAACGAATAGAGAACCAGCTTGAGGATTACGGCTCTTGCCTTGGTTTCTGTCTGCAGAAACTATGTTCTTCCCGTAGTTTTTATTCTGCTTTGCTTGCACAATAAATGCTGATCCTTGCTCGCGACCATTAGCATGAACGCGGCCAGCAGTTTCAAATATAGTTCCAGAAGCAGAAGTATTTTGAATACGAGCTAAAGCGCGAAAGCCTTTTCGGTTTGGCTTGCTGGGTGTTGTTCTGTAACTGATGCCTGCTCTAGCTTCTTGACTAGACCATTGTGGGAATCGTCCAGTTTCTGAGGATTTACCCCACCCAGATAAAGGTGCTTGCGATGGGATAAAGCCTCTAGCATCTTGAACAACAGGTCTTAATAGGCCAGCAATTTGTTTCTGAGTTGCTTTGCCAAGATCAGGTGCAAAGTTTTTAAGTGCCTTACGAAGAGCGATTGCGCCCTTTAGCTCGACTGGCATCTTTCATCTCCTTGTTTCGATCTTTCATAGCCTGTAATAAAGCCTTAAACATTCTCGAATCAAGTTCGAGTAAGTCGTTAGGCGCGATCTGCGTTTCCAGACTTAATCTCGCGACTAAGTAAGTGAAAGAGTCACGCCCTATAGTTCCGGGTCATCATCTAGAACTTCCACCTTCGCAAGTGTTTCTAGAAACTCTGCACCAAACATCTTGACAGTTTCACCGCTACGACGAATGCACTCCCAAGCTAGCCAATACACATCACTCTGTTTTTCATCGTCACGAAAGGCTTTGTGGAAACCTTTTTTGGCGTAAACCTCAAATGCATACTCGATCGATGGGGTTATCTGATGATCAGATACAGAGCCATCTGCCCTTGTGATCTTTAGCTTTGCCATTTCTTTAGCCCTTTTCTTTAGTAGTTAGAT